TTACATATGGCACCCCGTCCATATCAGGGGGAACAAGCATGCCATGCCAATGGACGGAAGAGGGAGTATCCATTGTGTTATGAACGTGAATTCGCGCAATATCGCCTCGGTAAAATGCAAGGTGGGGCCGGGGATCTGCCCGTTTACAGTAACGGACTCTATAGGAGTTCCAGTTATGCTTACCTTCTGCTGTGCGATAGTAAGGTTATACTCCACAAGCTTGGCCTGCGCCTGAAGTGCAGCAACTGGGAATAAAAGTAAAAATAAAGCCAAAACGACATTATATAAACCCGCTTTCATACACGGCTCCTACTGGTGCATCGATTGTTGAGACAACTCATATCCAGAGTAGTCAACTACTTTGGATGATTACGATACTACAAAAGCAGCCCTATCAATAGGTAATAGGTTGGAATGTTATTCTTTATATGCAGGCTAACAAGCATTTGGTCAGTATAAATCCTCCCCAACAAACTGAACCAGTTAAGAATACAAAACTTGGCAGACTAGCTTATTATGATTCAGAGAGTTTTCCGTGAAAACGATATATGTCACCGACGCGCAGATAGCTTTCGCCTCACGCAAGCTGAACCAAGCACAAAAGTTGAAGAAGGCTGCCGTAAGATGAACATGTCAGAGGCTACGTTCTACAAGTGGAAGAAACATGGTAGGTTTGGGTAAGCAAGTAACGTCACTCAAACCAGCTTGAAGAAGAACATCGTAAAGCTTAATTAAAAAGCCAGAAGCGAGACTCAAAACCCGCTAATTTTGCAGCTGTGGGATCTCGATATCATGTAAGAAAAGGCACCTGCGTAGAAATACGTGGGTGCCTTTTTTATACTAACAGTAATATTCGCAAACCTTGCTCATCGCTTCAAGCCATTTATATTGATACGTTGCAAACTTATTTCAGCACTAGTTCTCCCTCAACACTTGTCACACCACCACTATTACTCATTGTATGCGTTGCTTTGGTGATGATCCATTCCCCATTAATGCCAGTACGAAATTGCTTCAAAATGACTTTAGATTCTGCCACCAAGTCTGGATTCAGTGGCAACGAAAGAGACAGTGTCCATGTGCCTCGTTTATACAAATCTAAGCGCTTATGGGCAGCCATAAATGCCGCTTGCTTACTGGAGTACATACCTTTAAGGCGAAATACAGGTTCTGCATTCCCAGCAGTTATTTCTACCTCATCAGAGTTTCCGGTATCCCGATATGTTGCCACAACTTTTTTAAACGTTCCACGTAAAGACAGTTTAGCAGACCCACTCGTTACTTGCTGCTTCGTAAGTGTCAGCACAGGCATATCTTCCCCACGCGGGTTCTTGCCTTTGCCTCGTTCGACAAACAGCAACTTGCCACCATTTGCCTTTGAAATGGCATCATGCTCCTTCGCAATACGGGTGAGCAAGTGCATATCAGATTCATCTATCTGATTAATATGCGGCAATACGGCCTTAGCTAAACGAGGAGAAACTAACGGCTCAAGACCATGTTCATTTGCAATTGTACAAACGAGAGTATTAATTGTTCCAGCAGAAAAAGATCGTTTCTTTTGAGACTGTAAAGGAGAAAAACCAGATGTGCTTTTATCAAACGGAGCAGAATTGGCTGAAATAGCCATACTGTCCGGAGGAAAATTTAACGCCACCTCGTCTACAATATACTTACCCATAAACCATAAGCGATCCTTCTCGCCCAGATGTACGGTCAGTTCTGCACCGGTAGCGGGCATTGCAATTCCTGGATCATTCAGCTGGATACTTAATTTATCTGATTCGTACCCAGCTGCATCAGTAATTGTAATTTGTGCGCTATGCTCTTGTAGCAGTTTGGTGATATCTTTACCATTTGCCTTGATTTGATAATCAAGAGCATATCCCACTACCATAACCGCACGCTCTCTTTTACGCTTGGCTTAGGTAATTCTGGAAAATCAATCTCTACCCCTGCAGGCAAAATCGCACCATAATCCGCGATTCCTTTATTTGCGTCCAGCACCTGTTCAAGTGCTCCGGGCTGCCCATCATAATATTTGAAAACAACAGCATCCAACACATCGGCTTGCTTCGTTCGATACATGACACTCATGCTTTTTCCCCATAATATTTAAGTTCCAATGTAAACTCTATTTTCTGGGGATACCCTCCCGCTAAAAAGTCACTTGCGTTCTCTTTTATGGATGTGATGCACCAAAACCCTTTCAGATCCCCAAAGCCATCCATCAACTGAAGTGGTTTTCCATGCCCCGCAAGAGCACGCATTTCTACTACCTGCTTTAAGCCCCCTTTAAATCTCGGCAATATAATCCCCGGCAAACTGATTGTCTCAGCACCCACACCAGTAAATTGTAAACATGGATGAGTACCTATCCGAGCCTGTTCTGCCCAGTTGTAAGAACTCGAACGGCTCATGCTCTGAAACGCCGCAGTATTTAGAGAAAACACAAAGTCGCCTAGCTTCATCATCGCTGTTGGCTCAACGATAATTGGCCTATTAAATTTAGCTATCTCCGCTTGCTGCGCAATACTTGGCTTGTTAGCATGCATCATACAATACTCCAGCATCATTATTTAGAACCACAAACGTCTCCTGAGCTATTTCTTTAGGACTCTGTCCCTCTGTTGCATGTACGTTGATAGTAATATTGCGATTATCAATATTTTGATTAGACTCGACTGAGTTTGAAGAGGGAGATGGCATCAGTGGTAAAGATCGAGCATTCACAGTCTGTGTAGCATGCCCACCTGTATACGCGTAATTTCCATGACAAGATTCATCTTGCTGTCGCCTCCATACGTCTGACTGCGTACCTACCGAAGACGTCAAGTTGGGCTTAAATGGAGTTTTTTTCTCTTCTTCCTCGTCATCTCCTCCGATCCCAAAAAAGGTTGCAGCCGCGCCTAGAATTCCACCTTCTTTAAACGATTTTTTTAGATCATCCCAAGCATAGATTAACCGCCCTACAGCCAGAACAGCCAAACCAATAATTGCGGTAATCGGGTTAGACATTACTGCAAGCCCTACGGCTTTAATCCCAGCGATAAGAGCTGGAAAAACAGTAGACGCAATTAAAGAAATTGTTGTGCCTACTGACATAAACATCGACGAAAGATAAGGAAGGGCTCCAGAAACTAAGGGCGCAACGGCCTTGCCAATTCCCCATAACGAACTAGCCATTTGGTAACCGGAAACCAAAAATTTAGTGGCTTTAACACTACCTACGATAGCTGCAACGGTTCCGAAACCACCGACTGCATCAGTGACACTAAGAACAGTACTACCAATAGAAGTCATTACATTTAAAAGAGAAAATGCAAACTCGCCAATCTTTGGCAAAGCCTCGCCGAGCATCTTACCAAACTTTTTAATATCGTCTCTATGCTCATTAAAAAGCGCACCAATTTTAGGAGCCAGCGTGGCTACATATGGTTCCAGTGCCCCGCCAATAAGGCCTGAGAATTCTGCAGAAGCAGAAGAAACCACAGTACCTATAGAGCCCATGGCATCTGAATATTTCTCCGCGCCTTGGCGCCCTTCTTCAGTAAGTAAGCTTTGCTTTGCCTGCTTATTGTAGATCTCATCCATACTCCCACTAAGGGTTCGAATATGACCAACAAACTGACTGGAATCACCACCAAAAACCTGTTTCCCAAGAGACTTTGCTAGATCTGCGTCATCCAGTTTTTTAAGTGCAGAAGTAATTGTTTTAAACTTCTGTTCTGGTGACATTTTTTCTATATCTTTAAATGACAACCCCATCTTTTTGAGCGCACCACCAAAAGGTTTCCCATTACCTAATTGTTTAGATTTACCAATTTTATTGCTCATCTCATTCATGAACTTACCAACACTGCCAGCCTTAAGCCCAGCCCCTTGAGCCACACCTTCCCACGTCTCAAGCCCTTTAGCAGACACCCCCAGCGACTTAGCCAACGCCGCTTGCCCAGCAGTAATGGCATTTACGCTTGCAAGCTTCTTTCCCATATTAATGGCAAAGCCGATTCCACTAGTAAAAGTTTTGGCATTCTTGGCTGATGAAGCAAAAGCCTTACCGAGCTGCTGAACGCTCTCGTTGCCCTTAATTGCACTCAGCTTCTCCTGTTGTTTTTTTAACTTATCATAAGACTCACCAACCTTTGAGAGTTTCCCCTTTGCACTCTCCACCACAGAATCAAGTAAGGGCGCAATTGCGCCCCCAACTTCAACCATTACAGTCTCTACTCTAGCTGTCATTCAGCCTCCCTACCTCATGTACCCACATGGCAAGTTCCTCGCACGACAAGTCCATTAATTCATTGTATCCCCACCCTGTATAACGGGTAAGATACAGCACATAATTTCGCGCCAGCTCAGGCGTTAGGACAAAAAATCGCTGTAAGCCACGTGAAGCTGGTTGTAATCCGCAATCTCAAGTTCTTCGAGCACGGATTTTGAAATTTCACACAAATTCGAAAACAAGGTCAGTTCCATATCCTCTTTACCAGCTGCTTTTTGCGCTACAATTTGGTCACGTACTTTAGGAGCACGCATAGTGAGAGTGGAGTATTCATGACCATCAACAGTAACCGGATATTTCAATTCAATCTGAGAAGTACGCATTTTTCACCTTTTCATTTTTATATTTAAGAAGAACAGATTAGGCGCATGAAAAAAGCCAGATGCACATCAAAATATTGCTACGAGAGCATCTGACTTTTTCCAAACAACCCCGACTCAGCCGCAGCTACGCATTACGAGAGCGGGTGTACCTTTCGGTACGCCAAAGAAGGAATGACCATTAGCCTATTTTAATCCGAGGTTCTTACGATGCTCTCCAAGCTGGTCTGTACCGTTGATGATGCGCTTCATGTTCAGCACATCAATTTCATGCACCACACTGCCATCCTGAGTATATTTGTAATAGCTCAGATTCACAGTGTATCCAGTGGAAGCCTCGCCACCTTCTGTCCATGCTGTTGGAGCAATTTTTGTAATTGTACCAACCATATTCACAGTCACAGGTGTAACCGTACCATTGTAACTTTCGAGACTAGCTTTTACTGTAAACTGTACACCTTCGTTCTTACGTGCACCGAATAGACCAAGAGTTTCACTGCAAAGCTTTGTGGTAGAGAAGGTCGTAACGAGTTCTTCCATCCCCTTATCGAGAGACACCGGTGCATCCATACCGCCAGCGCGGAACTGCTCAAGCTTCAGGTTCAAATCTGGAAGTTTTACTTCTTTAAGGTTACCGGCAAAGCCGCGACCATCCACAAACAAGTTAGCGCTTTTTAAAACATTTTCTGCTACTGGCATTACTTAAATACCTCCTCAACGTAGCCGTTAGTCATACGGCTGCGGAATGTCACACGTTCTGCTGTATAAGCTGGAGTAAAATCAAAATCGAAGTAGGTATGTCCCTGTTCAATCTCACTTGCGCTGTTGATTTCTGCATCAACCCAGCATTTGCCACCCAAAATGGCACCTTTCTGTTCCAAAGTTCGTAAGAACTGGTTTACGGATTCCTGCACCGCTTCAAAATAAATGCGTCCTACCGGTCTATCGACTGCCCACATGTGAGCCTGCTGGATAGACTCATTAATCATATCCGCGATACGACGGGTTGAAAGGAAAGACCAACGCGCATCACTGGAAGTAGTGCGGTTGCCCCAAAGTCTGTAGCCATCTTCGCAAATGATGGTGGCAATCTTCTTTTCGTTAAGCACGTTGGCTTCACTTGCAGTATCACCAACTTCGAATGGAACAGGACGCGCGACGCCGGAGATGCCGAGAATCTCTTTGTTGGAAGGAGACCACCAGAAGCCTTTTTCCGCATCAGTACGGGCAATAACACCGGCAACACGGGCAGAAGATGGTTCATCCACAAATGCACCGTCACGATACACAGTGACAAAAGGATCAACGATGTAGGTACGCGCAGATCCAAACAACGCTGCATCCTGCATTGCTGCTTCGGAGTTAGTGTTACAGCCATCTTTGATCGCGATTGCGTTGAGTTTCTCAGCAATTGCTTCCATTTCTGCAGCAACAGGGTTCTTAAGATATGTTCCTAAATTATCAGGATCTTCGAAACGCTGATGAGTGAAGCCTGGCGCAATCACAATTTTCGGTTTTACTGCACACTTGGATTTTGCACCAAGGAAGGCATGCACGCCTTTCATACCTTCATTTGTAGTACCGCCCACAACATTGGTCATGGTAGCTTTATCGTCAGCACCCTCCGCAACACGGACAACAACAACCAAACCGTGATGCTGGTCGAAAATTGCATCCATTGCATTCGGCAGCGTGCCTGCACGAGTGCCTTTAGTATCCAACTGAGCAGCCTTACGCGGGCTGCCGTAGATCAATACCGGAGTATCCAACGGAAATTCAGTTTCATCTGCATCCGGAGCAGTACCTACAAGACCAATCACAGAAGAACGCACTACTTTTACAGGACGCCCACCCTCATCAATTTCAATAAATTCCACACCATGTAAAAAATCAGTACTCATTATGCATCCTTAACTATAAAATGTTGCCTTCGGCGAGGAGGCTCTGCCCTCCACCCGCAAGGAGCTCGCCCCTTGACCCTTTGTAAAAATCACTAACTAATAGGTGTTAAAGAATGATTGAAAAATTCATCACCCGCGTAAAACACAGCCAAAAAGAATTTGACAGCAAGCCATGCCCGAAGCGGCAACAACCACTTACTTTTGCGAGAACAAATGAAAATCATATTTGCCAAAAAGAATAGATCTGCCTTCTGCCTGTCCTCACCCTCCTGATACATCCAATCATGAATATTACAGGCTTCAGAAATGCCCGCGCCTGCAAGCTTTTCAGGTACCAACTTCCCGATAAATCCAGCTGGCCCACAGCCGTTACAGACTCGGCTTTTTAATTCCTCTGAAGCTTCTTCATATGTTTGAGGCGCTAGCAGTCTCATTCTGCCTCCGGAAAATTAAACACTGGGTTGATAGCTTCTATCTCTTCAACGGTGGCGTAAGCCTCCAGTGCGTCTTGATACTTTAAGCGCTGGCCCGTGGCACCCCCTGCAAGGACTGACCATGCTTGTGTGTTCTCTTGAATACGCCGCGCCATTTCTACCACATCCATTCCCCGCGCATTGGCAATAGCCCGAACAAGTGGGGCATCTGCTTGCGGATCAACGAGAAGAGCACTTGCTTCAGTGCGCTGGCTATCCCATGTTTGCCGCTCCATTTCAGAGTATTCTTTGCTTTGCACTTTAAGGAACGCATCATGTGCGGCGGCGATCTCGCGTTGTTTTGCGGTGCGGACTTGATCAAGTGTAAGTTCCAGTTTGGGCACTGGAACAACTGCAACAACTGCAACAGGGTAGCCGTATTCGTCTGGTTGAATTATTTTTCCTTGTTCTTGTTTTTGAAGAAGGGCTAGATAGCTACTTTTTGTAATCTCGCATGCATCCTTTGGGCATGATGCAAATGATGCAGTACCTTCAAGGTAAAAACCTTTAGTTGTCTTTGAGAAGAAGATTGTCATATTATTTCCCCACAGCGAACCAGTTAACAGTTATGTTGGGTTGCGTTGTAGTGCCATACCCATCGGTTAAAATTTGGAACTGTGTTGGTGATATGTTTCGTGCATATGCCGACATATTGCCAATTGCTGTGCTTGATACAGATATTGTTACAAAAACTTTATAAGTATCGTTTAAATACGCCGTAGGAAGTGTGATCGTTGGGTGTGAGGTTTCTAGATATGTTTGCACTGTTCCATATTGTTCAATTATTCCGTCAGGTCGTTTGAATGCCTTACCCGGCACCAATTCCACCCATTCGGAACGATCAACCTTATTCCCATTAATCGCCGCTACCTGTTGCGCCAGTGCTTGCATATCAAGTTGTGCGGCATTTAGGGCCACATCAAACGCTTTGATACATGGCAGAACGTAGGCGGTTTTTGGGCGATTTTCTTCAGCTGTTGGGACAACTCTTGATGGATCAAACGTAATTGTAGTGTAGGTTTTGCTTCCACCGCCAACATCTGGATCACCGTATGGTGTCCCTTTAAATGCCCCAGACGATGCTCCACTTGTTTTTGCAACAAATGACCCCGTGATATTCCTGATAGCATCCCCTGCCCAATCACCAGCCGCCTTATCTCCATGTGCAGCCGCAAAATACTTTGTGTAACATGGCAGAATGAAGTACTCTCCACCGTCCCAGCAGTACTTGCCGCATGTACCATCTTGTGCGGCTGCTTCGGCATCCCATGCTGCTTCATCCGTAAGGTGCGTTCCGCCCTTCATCCATTCAAAAAGCTGTGGGTAAAGAGCACAACGTATTTTTTGCTTTACGTTAACGGGAACCGTACCGGGCAACGCTACGTTGTTAGTCGAAAAACAAAGTTCACCAACTGGGACACCAGTAACAGCCCCCCCATGCAATACTACCGTCTTCCTGCTTTATAAGAACCTGCCATGCTTCACCTTCATCAAGTGGCAAGCCGTGGGGGGTGGCATCCTCCAAGTGTACTGTGAACTTCTTGTAGACTTCATTCACAGCCTTTGAGGTTGCTAGTTTTGCTGTACTGGTAGACGTATATGCGCTGCTCATTAAAGACTTGAGCAATTCCCATACACCAAACGGAGTACAAGCAATATTCTGTGCAGTCTCAGCTTTATGTTCTTCCACTGTAGCGAGACGCACAAAACCTGTTTGTGCAGTTGTTGCTAACCGATGCGCTTGCGGATCGGCATTGTGATCAGCCACATCCTGTTTAGTTGCGAGGGCAACAGCAGCGTTGATAACGAGATTCACAACCTCTGCATTTTCAAAGTGCAAAGGTAAACGAATCACCAAATCACGCACAGAACCATTTACGGCAACAGGCTTTTCGGTCTCTGGAAAATTACCTATGCAGAACAGCTTGCCGCTTTCGTCCAACAAGCCAACTTCTCGAATGGTGAAGCCACCTGTATCGGCTGGAATGGCAAATTCAAAAATGAAGGTATTAGGATCGTCAGGATCAACCTTTATTCCTAAGACATCTCCGCGCCATACTTCGTTAACAAGTGTAGTCATCCCCTTATTGGGAATAACGGCTAAACTGTTCCCATCGCCCACAACTGCTTGAGTAAGAGAAAAACTCTCCCCTTGTGTGGATGCAAGCCCTAATGCTTGAAGTCCTGTATCAGTCACTACGGTGTAAAAATCAGGCATACCGTTTCCTAGTTTGCTTTAATTCGACCAAGCTCATAAATAGTCACAACTTCACCGCAAAACACAACTCCGGATACAATCGGCTGCTGTTTCAATGCTGCTGGAGTAAGAGCAATTTTGCCAAGGTGAGAGCGGCAATTTTTAGCCGCAGTCACAACACGTTCAACCTCTTGATAGGTTGCTTCGTCTGCTTTGTAGCCGGCCGGAAGCTGCACCTCTAAGTCGTACGTTCCAGATACGCCCTTCGGCTCTGTTTCCCACCATTGAATTGCACGGACAGTAATTCCCAATGCACCTAGGGCTTCCTCTACAGCTCCGCATGTGCCCTTTTTTTTGTGCACACTTATAGAACGCGCTGTTACCTGCCTTTTCTGCTCCTCACTCCACTCTTCATCCCATTCATCAACCGACCATTCAAACGCCAACCATGGAAGAGCCTCCAATGGACATTCAAACGGGTTTCGCAATGTGTTGATGAGGACAGGTAACGAGAACGAGCGGGCACACGTTTTCTCTAACGCTCGTTCATACTTCGTGGCATTGGAGGGAAGTAGCGTCATTCACTGCTCCCTTGCCCCAAAGTAATCTTGGTACAAAATGCAGCCTCATGCCCTTGAGTGATGATATCCGCGGACGGAGAAACAATGTCTACGCGGGACACACCTGCAATGTGCAAGGCTGCATCGATACCGGAACGGGCAATGCATGTACCGAGTTTATGGTTGTCGGTAACGTACTTTTCCAAATTCTTCCGCGCTTCTTTCAAAACTGTATCTGAGGACGGCCCAGGTAAAATGTGAATTGTTGCCACGACTTCGTACTCCTGAATAACAGCAGGTAGTACCTCAAGATAGTCAGTGAATGGTCGAACATCTTTAGAAAAAACTGCAGCAACGTTATCTAGAATAGCTTTTTCCGGAACCCCATTCTCCTCTTTACCCAGCACGTACAGTTGAACATGCACAGGTGCAGGAGAATGCGGATGTGCATCCTTTACCCCCACAACCGACAGTGCATGAAAGGTGTAGGCACCTTCTGGCCCTGCTGTGCTGAACCCTTCCGGAGCCATCACAATACGCTTCCGAAAATCATCACAAGCCTCATACACAGGTTGTGTTGGCGGGTATGCATTAGGATCGCCTGCATCCAGCAACTTGCGCTGCAATGGAACCGAAGCCGCCAGATGATCCAAATCTGTACCGGTAGCATAGGCAACAAGTACTGCCTTCACTGCCTCATTAATTCGCTGACGCAATAGGAGCTCCCTGTATGCATTAGCTTCAAAGACCTTGTATGCAGGATCAGAAGGGAGCGGCGCCGTAAAATCCGGATCTAGCTCTTCATGATACGCAATAAGCTCTTTAAGAATTTGCTCTACGCTCAAAGATTCAATAATCTTTGGAGGCGCGAGTTGTGAAAGATTGATCGCATTGAATGCACTCATTTAACCTCTACTCCCTCAAGCGTAATTCGCTTACCATCCGGCAAGTATTCACCCACCAGATTGAGTGCGATAACGCCGTGTGACGCCGATGCAATACGCACGCTTGTTAGTTTAAAACGCGGCTCCCAGCGACTTAACGCTTCTACGGTGGCAGCGTAAAATTCAAGGGAAGTTTCAGCATTCACTGGCGCATCAATTAGTGACGGTAACCGCGAACCATACTCTCGGTTTAAAACACGAGTTCCAATTCGGGTTGACAGAATATCGCAAATTGACTGCCGTAAATGCTCTATGCCAGAAAGCCTCTCTCCCGTTTCTTTATTAATGCCATTCATGAGTGCAAACTAGCAGTGTGGAAAGATATATTCCAATGCACTTTGTGACTTTTGATATTTAATTCATATTTTTCTTCATATATAAACCAACATCACGTCTTCATCATGTAAAAAAGGCATTGCAAAAAGCTTACTTTTAGCTTTTTACAATGCCTTTTTATATTTAGTTACATTGCTATTTTGCGATTATATTTATATTACATCATATTTTAGCAGTATAGAATCACAAACTGAACAACGCACAAAAGTGACATCAATCACATAACAAAGGACAAATCTCGAATAAAGAAAAAGTCTGCACACTCCAGCCAGTAAACCAGCTAAGCCATTCACCCGTCATAACTAACTGGGCGACCCAGTCCCGCCTTCCCTGCAACTATGCGTATGCCCATTCAATGAGACATTCGCTACCACATCGCTATCCGTAGTAATTTTACCAGTCGTATGTAGAGAACCATTAAAAGATGCACTCCCTCCATTGCTGCCACCACCTTGAGAAAGCGATCCATTAATTATCGTTTGACCATTTAAAACAATATTCTTTGCGGTAATGCTTGCAAACGTCCCAGCGGTTACATCTACCGAATCATCTGCTGTAGCAGATATATTTTTCCCTGCTGCCGCTTCGATGTTCCCTGTCGCAACAACTGAAACATCACCTTTAATGGCCGCAGTAAGTTTATGAGTTGATCTGTTGTACATAATTTCAGAACCGTCCTTATAGACGGTTTTCTGTATTTCAGGACTGTTCTCCGGCGCAGCGAACTTAGACTGGTTCAACACTCCTATAATTACACCCAAAGCTTGCCCGGGAGGCGTAATTACAAATACCTGTTCGTCCACCTCCAAAGAGTCATACGTGAGGTTTCCCGCAGCTCTTCTTGTGAGCCACGGTAAGTAATCTGTTACGACTGCTCCAAATGCCACTCGCGCTCTGTTCTCACCATAGTCAACAGAATGCACAGTCCCTATCCGCACCATGTTATTAAACTGCCGATTTAATTCAGCCAGTTCAAAACTCATCAGACACCCCTCTTATATACCAGCGTGTATTTATCGATATGTTTAAGTCCTATCTCGGGAGCCATGGATACATAGACTTCCTCAGGCGGTATGAAATCATCGATAGAACTTGATGATTCGAGACATATTGAGACTCGAAATTCAAGCAACCACGGTGACAAATGAGACAGTGCAGGTAATGACGAATCCTGTGCAGCTTGTAAAAAACGCGTCCCTCTCATGGACAACTCGAAGTTATTTCCATTAATCAAGAGAGCTACCGCCGCAACAAGCTCGCGAAGCTTTCTCTCTTTACCTGCTCCGTCGTACGCTCCCAAAATACGCCCTTCAAAATGCAAATCGACCGCCAACAGACCATTGCCCGTTTCAGTATCACGAACAAATGAAGGCATGGATAAAACAAAGGCTGGTAGCGGACACGGCGTATTACCCGAACCTCCTTCAGTATCTATTGCCAAGGAAGTGTAATCCTCAACAGTCTGGAACAACGGAAAAGCGGTGCGTACTGCCTCTAGAATACCGTTGTGCACCTCCTCAACTGTCACCCCACTATTATTGTTTTGCTGTAAATCTTTTTCCATTTCTGCTCCGTCTCAAGACAGTGAAAGATTTATGGATGCCAAAAGCACGCTTTCACGCACCATCGGCTTTCGCTCCATTTCCCGATGGTGCAGCTGTACATAGCTCCGCGCAACGCTTCCAATGCAATTTGTGACCACTCTTTCTTAAAGCCATTTTTTCACTTACAAGTTCAGTAAGTTACGCTATCCCAGTGTTACTTTTGTACGTTACACTGTTACGACTCTGAGCATGCATCCATCGACTGTAGACCATTTTCACTGCTGACACATTCATCCCCAAGGCGTCGGCTATAGCCTGATACCTGACACCTTGCTGCCGCATCTGGATTATTCTCTTATTACGCTCCAGCTTAATAACACTTGAGCACTTGGGAATAGTCAAAGGTTCGCCTGCATACTCCTGAGAAAGTTCACGAGCAGCCTCTTCCCCGATAGTCTTAACCAGCCAATGAGAAGACTTCATGCGGCTAGGACTTGGAACATAGAGACTCCGACATTTAGTTTTTTGCTTGCCCCGCACCAGTTCCATTGTCTTTTCAACTCCAATAACCTCCGCAATGTCCTGTGCCGTAAATGGCAACTGTTCCCGCTGCATCTCCATACCTACCCTTATTGCTTTTCGAATTTGAAACCTCAACGAGGTCACAATCAGACAGTAAAGCCAGACCAAACGCGTACCGTTAAAGCAAATAGCAAACAGAATCGACGTCACATGCGTTATGAAAAACGCTCATTTCTTCCAGACTAATTGTCTCCATCCGCCGTTACAGAAAATAGGCATAACAAGCGATGACCACGTCCCGACTCGCACTTCCGACCTCTTTGGTAGAGCTATGCATGCCCAACGATTCGCGATGAATATGTCCCATTTCTTGCACGTCTAGGCGAGGTGCGAAGCTGTGCAGCACGTCGTTGAAATTCATCAACCCCCGGAACTTCGTAACCGGCAGCAGAAAGCCGCATTGCTGATTCATACGCTTTAATACCAAGCTTGAGTCCAGCAGAAATCAACTTGATCGTTTCCTGTGTCTGTTCATTCATATTATCCGTCTCCTTGCTTATGGTTTCAAAGCAACATCGCACACATTCTATCCAATGCTCTTTTTAAAACTCATTTTGATAATTTGATCTGTTTATTTTATCAAAACAATGTAGCAAAATACATAAACTTGAATTGCTTCGTACATTTTGTACATAAAAAATAATTCATGAAGCATAAAAGATGTTTTCATACTCATTATTCAATATTAGTTATTTTCCTTAATGACTAAATTTTACTTTTTACAATAAAGACATGTAGATTTTTCATCATTTTAAAGTAAAAAACATGCATATTACTTTCACACATTGCTAATTATAGAATTAAGAAACAAAAAAAAAGCATGTACTGATTAAGTACATGCCTTTTATCACTGGTAACAATTTCAAGCTACGTGCATACATTTATATACGTAAAACCTACTTTATCGCTTGCTTCTTACACTACTAAATGTTGCTAGAAAGATTACTCGTAATGTAATGACAAAATTCTACTCACTACAGTAGCAAATAATCCTCTACATAGTAATGCTACAGTAGCTTCAATTTGCCTCTGCTATAAATTTGCGTGGTATAAGTTAGGCCATTGTTCTGAATCAAGCGAAATGTGACACTCATCCCTTCTGAAGAACTGTTTGCCAAATGGGATACGTCGGGGGTATTGATGCTAGTTATCTTGCGTTAACAATACAGCTTATCAAGGAATACAATGCTGAAGCATTCCGACAGCAATCTGTCTGCTGCAGAAAATGCAGAAACATATCTTGCAGATTATCTTGAACACATCCCCGCTATTGTCTGGCGAATCGATATTGTGAGGAATGAAATATCCTTTCTCAACTCATACACTATTCCCACACACGAGGAAAAAGTTCGGGCTATTCTACAGGACACTCAACTTGCTAAAACGATGATTCTGCCTGAAGACAGGGAACAATTTAACAGCTGTTACAAGCAGATTCGTAACCGCATCAAAGCTGCGTGCGTATTCCGGTTACGCCTTGGAAAAGGTGTAACCGGATGGTTCAAACTTGCCTCCATGCCGGACCCTAATCACCACAGTTGTTCCATTGGCGTGCTCATAGACGTTTCCTCACAGGTAAACACTGTACTTGCCACCGATGGCATGCCCACGCTTTCTACCAAAATTGATCTCATCGAAGATCCCGTACTGCTTATCCACTTTTCGGATCGTACCGTCCGTGCCGCTAACAAAGCAGCCAAACAGTTTTTGCAATATGATGACGACAAGCTGCTTTCTTTGACTTTTCAGAAACTTCTGCAACACAACACCAGCACCACCCTGCACCAAGTGTACGAAGGGCTTATTTTCTCAGACAGCTGGAGTGGCAAGCTTAACGTGTCTGACAGTCAAGGCAGAAGCCACCAATGCTCTACTCACATACAGGCAATTGCCCACGCCGAGGAAAACTTGCTGTGGGTCACCATGAAACACAACAATGACTGCCTTACGTGCAAAGGCACCCCAGTTCACGGTAATGAGGCAGTACCGCTAGAAGCCATCACAAAATCTATGCGGAAATGTAGCACCATAAAAGAGCTACTAGAAACCATGCTCAAGGCACTCCCTTCCGACTCCCCAACGGATGCCATTATGCTGTCTCGCATTTTCATTGATAAGAATACCGTGGTCGTTATAGGAGCTGGAGAACCCTTTGAAACCGTGTCGGAAAACCATATCCATCCATACGAAGGGTCCATCGCCGAAAACATTGTCCGTTTCGACCTACAAAGCCACGTGGTCATGGAAACATCCAAGAGCATTAAGCCAATAGACTGGGCACTTTTCATTCCGCGCGGCATTCGTTCCTACTATGCCCAACCTTTTTATGAAAAAGATGTCCTAACAAGTGTTCTTATCTTCTGTTCCACGAAAGGGCAGAGCTACGATCCAGACGCGAACGCCCCGCTGCTTGCGCTTCACGAAGAATTTTTGAAGAACCTTAAGCGCTGTATGCGCGACAGGTAA